CTCAGACCTGCATCCGTTACTGCGGAGGTATCCCCCTTTGAAGCAATTGCAGTTGCTATTGCGGTAAACTCATCATCAAAATTTGAGGCGTAAATAGTGTTTCCTGATTTATCTACATCTAACCAAGATGCTTGTTTTGTATAATTACTCATTAGCGTATCTTCCCTATCTTAGCTACAATATTTAAATTTTGTAGGCTGGCTTTAAAACCCTTAATTTTTTGCGTTAATTCAAACTGTAGTACTTTCCCACTCATTCCTAAACTCTTCTTATACTCCGTCATGCCTGCAGTACCTGAATAAGCAATAGGGTATAGTGCATTACTATATGTACCACTACCATATTTATAAACAACAGTTCCACCTCCCGCATTCAGAGGCGTTGTACTAAATGTGCCTGTCGTTCCTATCCTATTATAATTATAATCCCTATACCATTTTAACTCTGCGGTTCCATTCCTCCCCCCATGTATAGATAGGAAGGCGCGTTTTAAAAGTTTAGCTATACTAGGATTACCAAAATCCAACCATGTCGTTCTCATGGTTCCATAATAAGTATTCTCTGTTGTTGTCCAACACTTGCTATTCTGCCATGTTCCACCTGCTGTTGAACACGCACCAGAAGTGCCGTTAGTAGAAGTAGTATCCTCTATCTCCTGATCAAAATACCCCTCCAATTTTCCCACCCTACCCGCATATTTCGTATTCCCTAAACCAACATACATATTAGTATTCTGTCTGGAATAAAGAGCGGTAAGCTCCTTAGTATCAGCTAATGAGAAACATGTAACACGGGGCGTTCCATCCTGATTGGGAATTTTAAAATCAAACAGGAATGATGCCCCAGTATCCGGTAGGGAGAGGAGGTAAAAACCCCCAGACAAACTATACTCCCCTTTTATATTATCAGTATTAGTATTACTATCTACTATCTGTGCTGTTAAATCATCCTTTACATTTCTACTTAAATCTGTTAGAGGTAGCTTATCCTGTACCGCAGTACGGGAGAGGGAGCGGAGTCCACTATTAGACAGGAAGATTACATCATCTCCAACATGAGCCACACTATCTCTCGCTATACAACCAATCCCCTCTATAACCTCATCCAACGCCATATTAACTGGATCCCAAGGATTATTATAGAGGGCTATATTGCGCTTGCCGAAGATGACAAGCTTCCCTCCAAAATCAGCAAGAGCAATAATCTCATCCGCACCCCACACCGTCTTTAAATCAATCGTACCCTGGGAGCCTACATCAGTCCAAGTACCACCCCAATTTGTACATTCTGTCTCGGTTGGGTAGAGCGCACCTAAAGAACAAAAACCCACATCATTCCATATATGACCCTGTAAGGTATCAGAGTAGTAAACTACATCTCTCGTACCCGTAACCCCACCAACCCATAACCTACCAAACTCACCCAGTACACAGTTACCCTGTGGTGCGGTTCCCGCATAACTGGTAACATCATCTATATCCTTCCATGTCGTACCATCATAATTAATCATCTTAAAGCCACGCTGAACCCCGTAAAGCTGATTATTAAAATTGGTAAATTGCCAGTTCCCATCTGTTATCGTTTGAGGTGTACCACCAAATACTTGAGCATCTAACTGCCAAACTGTCGTACTCTCATCAAACTTATAAATCTTATCATTCGCCCCACAAAACATCTCATAAGTACCATCCGCCTTACGATACTCGGTAATACTCCTAACAATATCACTATTAGAAGAGTTACTCCCTATAGTCTCACTATACTGCTTTATCCCCTTACGAGTTGTAATCCGTCCAGAGGCATCTAAGACAATGTTATCCGCTCTGGTTAACCATTCCGGTGGTAAAGAACCAGCATTAGATTGAGTGTTTAAACCAAACACTCCCACATTACTTAAATTAATAGGCGTTAGATTCTTTGCACTCATACTGAATACCAGAGAGTCTCTCTAACCACCCTCCCACTATCTTGAGCAATGGCATCTGATAACGCCTGCTGATACTGCATGAATACCATATCAGACAGCGAACCACCATCCTCCCCACGCTCTGAGATAGCTCTCGCCCACGCACCTAAAATTACTGGCATCGCTGTTATAGAGAGAGTATCAGCAGCCTCTGTTAACTCATCTTGAGGGTCTACTGTTAATACATCAATATTATAAATAGCATCAGGAGTGGGGTAGAAACTAATCTTAGCACTAGAAGCAGTACCATTTATTACATAATTACTAGGTCTATTATTAGTCATGGAGGGGTAGGCTACCTGCTCTAAATAACTATCATCAATTGGGGAGAGTTCGGAGCCAGTCCCCCTATCATAAACAGATAAGACGCGCACCCTCTCATTAGTATTAGTTAGATTATAATCCCTAGTTCCACTAGCTGTGGTTATAGCAACCTTACTCCGTAACACAGTCCAATTATGAGCATCTTCAACCTCCCTCTTAGTCTCATTAACGAAATCCCCAATCAATTGTTGATACTTTTCTATGCTATTATTATCAATCAAAGCACCACCCCAAGTAGACACAGTATCCTCACGCAAGCGTCTTAATACCGCATTAATTATATCTTTATACGTCATCTGACTTTACCACCTTTGGTTTAATTTTCTGTTGGGGGGAGGGTATAAAATAACCTAGCACTAGAGGTACTATTAAGAATAGACCTAACAGCCAACCACCTATCTCTACTAACTTACCCAGTAATGGGAAGAAGCCGGTTACAGGTTCAGGACAGGTCTTAGGAGATATAATCGCCTGATCCACCACCCCTCCTGCACCTGCTCCAACTACCGCACCAATTACTGGGGGGATGCCAGTTAGATAACCCACACCCGCTCCTACAGCAGAGCCTGTGGCGGAGATACCACCACTCTCTAATAAGGCGCAACCCGCCCCACTAAGACTTAAAAGAAGTAGGGTGAGTAGGAGGAGCTTCTTACTTCTTCTGACCATTTCTCAACAACCCATAAATCTCTTTTAGCATACCTTTAATATCTGAAATATCCCTATGATGATCCTCTTTAGCTACATACTTTCTTGGTAGTTCAATTTGGTCATCAGTAACCTTCTTTTCTAATCGGTCCAAATCATTAGCTATACGCTTAATGAACCAATATAGAGGTCCGATACCTATTGTTAGTATTATATTCCAAAACAGTAGGGGTGGTACTTCCATATAAACAGCTCCTAATTAGTAGTTGTCTCATTTCCAGAATCTGTCTCTGTATTTGTCTCTGTATCTGTATCTGTATTATCATCATCCCCATCATTTGAATTATCGGAACAATCTAAAGTATCTTGTCCAACACAGATATCTGTCCCGCCTCCACCTGTGCTAACCTCAACCTTAGTGCAACCCCCCACCACTCCTAAAAAGAGGAGGAGGAGGGTGGAGATTGAAAAAATAGTTAGTAGTGGTTTAATAGTCTTATTCATGTATCTTCTCCAGTGAGATTGAACTTCTCGCCTCCCATGTTCCTATCTCTAAAGAAACTCTGCCCATAATCGGTACACAGCTAGATAAGAGTAAAGATGTGAGTAGTAAAAAAAGTGTGATATGTTTATTCATTGTGTCTTACTCCATTGCTAGTATGGAATCGAAAGCGGTTGAGATATCCATCACTCTTTCGGAATTGCTGATTTGATCCCAAGCCAGATGCCGATAACCTCATCGAGATCCGCTGGTAAATCCTGACCGTCGAACCGGAGCTGGTTAAAGCCCTTCAATATCGCATCGAACTGGTCACCCATTGGCAGTTCAGCATTGTATCGGTCGCGCCTTTTTTCGCTGTAGGTTCTGGTATCGGGTGGGATGGGTTTAGCTTCAAAAGCCCCATCGTATTTAGCACCAATCCAAGCACTATTATCTGCTAGCACAAGTTCACCGTCTACTGTGAATTCTGATACTCCATCCCATTCAATAATATTTTCTACTATTCCTGATTTAACAATTGCATATTCCATTACTTGTACTCCTCTACAACAACGATTCCAGCGGTTCCAGCAGTCCCTACAGCATGACCAGTAGAGCTTATTCCACCACCTCCGCCTGCACCGTAACCCGTTCCGGGGTTTGTTGAGCCATTTCCGGTATTCTTCTTAGCTCCACCAAGCCCAAAAAGAAGCGGAGAACCCCCACTGGTGGGAGTATTCCACGTACCGACACCACCCTGTCCAGTCACATTCAATGTGCCACCAGATGCGGTGCCGCCTGAGCCGCCTGCCCCACCGCCTACGGCAGAAGCGCCACCACCACCGCCATTTCCTGTGTAGGTATTTGTTGTATCATCCCAACTAGATGCTCCTCCTGCACCCCCGGCACTGGGCGCACCACCAGCACTACCAGCACTACCAATAGTAATAGTTGAGGAAGAAATGCCTGAAACATCCAGCGCGTATTTAATGGATGTTCCACCACCACCGCCACAAGCACCGCCATAAGCAGTGTGAGCACCACCACCACCACCGCCACCACCTACGACAAAGACATTTACCTTGGTAACTCCACTTGGTCGTGACCATGTTGTACTGGCAGTAAAGGTTTGTACTGAGTTAAACCCACCACCAGCAGCAGCCCAAGTACCATCATCTTTCAAGAAATCACCAGTGTTTGTCCCCTTGGGAACTAAACCGTGTGCAGATGTAGAAAAATCCAAATCAGTATTATCGTCTGGCGCACCTAAATCATCTAATTTGAAATCGCCAGCACTATAAGTAGTATTAGTATCTGTCCAAGGTACATTGACAACACCT